ACCGATGGTGACCGGGACGGTCTTTGCGGTAGTCTTCATGGCGGACGGCTCCTTTCGCTCGATGCCTCAACAGCTCCGAGCTTGGCACACAGATGCCGCTCAGGGGCCGTCCACTCCATCAGAGATACTGGCCCGTGCCGGTTCGGGTCGCGCGCATCTCGCTGTTGACGATCTGCGCTGGATAGCGCCCTGGCGGGAGCAGCTCGATCGGGGCTGCGGGTGCAACGCCGGTCGCGTCGAAGGTGTCGTGCAGCTGGGCCATCGATCAGCTCCCTTGGGTCTGGGTGGCGTTGGCGTAGAAGGGAACGGCGGCGGCGAAGTCGGGCCAGGAGAGCGGCAGCGTCTCCGGCAGGCCGAAGCGGTTCTTCGCGAGGTAGGCCGGGCGCTCGACCGTGTGCAGCAACCGGTCGCCGCCGCTGACGCCGCGCACCACCTTCTTCCCGAAGCCCGCGTCGGACTTCAGCGTGGTGATGCGGTAGTTGGCGAACAGCACGGCATCGACGTGCTCCTGCACCAGCGCCGAGGCGCGCGTATGCAGCTTCGGCTGGTAGCGGTCGTAGGGCTCGGTCTCAGGGCTGTCGAAGCGCTTGATCTCGGCGTGCGCGAGCAGGATCACCGCCATGCCGCGCTCGTCGCGGAGCGCGTTCAGCCCATCGAGAACGCTGCGCCAGGGATCGAGCGCGGCCAGGTAGCCCTTGCCGTAGCCGAAGGCCTCGATGTTCGGCTGGTTGTGCAGCGCCGCCGTGTGCTGCCAGATCAGCGGCTCCAGCCAGTCGAGGCTGTCGACCACGACGGTCTGGAACTCATGCGGCTCGCTGTAGAGGGAGGCGAGCGCCTCCATCACCGCGTCGAAGCTGCGCAGCACGCCGAAGGTCGGCGCGTCGATCAGCCCCAGCCCGTCCTCGGTCTGGATGACGACGGGACGCGGTGCGGAGGTCGCGAAGAGCGTCTTGCCGATGCCGGCGACGCCATAGACCAGCAGCCGCGGCGGGGTGAGGCCGGTGCTGCTGCGCAGGGACGAAAGCGAGATCGCCATCAGTGCGTCTCCTTCGCAGTGCGCGGCTTCGCCTTGATCACGTCGACGCTGATCTCCCCGCCGGAACGGGCGACCGCCTCGGCGAAAGCGTCGAGCGTCGGCTCGAAGGCCGCGACGTCCTTGGCGCGGGCGATCGCATCGCCCTGCAAGGGAATGGCGACCTGGATCCTGAGTTCGTGTGCCATCAGTTCATCTTCCTTGATTGGCAGTCGCGCCGGTTGCATCGCTGTTCGATTGCGGTGGCCCACCGACAGTTTTCCGGCTCGTAGTTGCCGTCGACGTCGATGCGGTCGATTGATGTGCCGAGCGGACGTGGTCCCATGCCCTGGTAGAAGTTCTCGAAGCGCAGCCATCGCTCGCAGACGCGGATTCCTCGACCGCCGTAGTCGGCGAAGTCCTTGCTGTTCGGATTGCGGCAGCGGTTGAGCATGTTGCTCCACGACCGGTACTCGCGCGTTCCCGTCATGCTGTGGCGCCGGTTGGAGTCGCCCTCCGCGCGCAGGCATCCGCAGGAGGCAATTGCTCCGCGGATGACATGGCGCGACGGCTTCTCGACCACCGCGCCGCAGTCGCAGACAAACTCCCAGATCGTCCGGCGCTGGACGATGGCGACAAGCCTACGCGCCGTCAGTCGGCCGAAGCGCTGTCTGGTAATGTCGCGGATCGCGGCCATCACGCGGCGTCCTTTGGTTCGAGGGTGTAGGAGGGACGGCCGGTTGCAACGGTGCGCGCCGGCTCGAACACCGCGCGGATGCGCGGCGGCCACGCCGTGAAGCGGCTCTCCGGCACGCGGATCTCGGTGGTGACGTAGTCGGCGGGGTCCTCGCCCCACGACACGATGGTGGCCACCGCCTCAGCCAGCTTCGGCTGATCCCATGCCGCCTTCTTAGGAAGATCGGCGATGACCCCGAACCCGTCCTGCTCGAGGCGGACGCGGCCTGTGTCCTTGCCGTCGGCGCGCCGCATCGCGGCTGCCGCCTCGCCGAAGCGCGTGTGCAGCGCGTCCGCCAGCAGATCGCCGAGGCGCTTCGCATCGGTCTTCAGCGCAGCGATGTCGTCGGCGAGCAGCGCCAGGTGATCGAGCGGCAGCTGCGCAGCATCGGTGGGCGTCATCGCGCGCAGCTGTGCGAGGGTGGTCCGGTTCGGGATGCTCATGGTGCGACCTCCAGAAGCCCGGCAGCGAGGAGCAGGACGAGCCACCCCGCGATGACGAGGGCGCCGGTGACGAGGTGACAGCATGCCTCACGAAGCCGCGCCGGCATCACGCGGCACTCCGTGCAACGGCATCGTTCGACGGCAGCGGCCCGTCCTCGATCGCGCTGCGGCGATCGCTGCGGGCGCTGTCGGCGTCGGGATCGCTCCGTGCGCTGCGCCGGGCGATCTCGAGCCACACATGCAGCGGCAGCACTACGAAGGGGGCGGCACGATCGCGCCACAGGAACAGCGCATCGTTCTCGCCGAGCCAGCGCTCGATGGTCTTGAACCCGCTGCCTTCGCCGCGCGCCTTCACCTCCGCCTTCAGCGGCACCGCGCCGCGCACATGCAGGTCGAGATCGGCGCCATTGCCCTGGTAGTGCGATGCACCGGAGAGCGGCACGCGCTCGGCACGGATGCCGCAGGCGGTGTGGAGCTGCACCAGCGCACGCTCGCGCCGGAGCCCTTTGTCGCGGGAGGACTTGCCCATCACGCCGCCGCCTGCTGAGCGGCGCGCAGGTGCCGATGCAGCGCACGAAGCTGCCGCCCGTGGGTCGCGCAGCCCTGGCCGTACGCGATCAGCCGGCAACCGATCGCCTCGAGATCGAGCGATGCGGTCGAAGCATCGGTGATCTCCGCCGCCGCACCGCGGACGGCGAGATGCAGGAGCGCCACCGGCAGCTTCCCCGCCTCGTCGCTGGCGAGGAACGCGAGCAGCTCAGCGGCGTCCTTTATCTGGTCGTTGCTCGGCGTCATGCCGGCAGTCATCGCGTGAAGAAGCTCGTCGATCGTCATCAGGCATGGTCCTTCTGGTGCGTGGCGCGACGCGGCACGACGCGGCATCGCGTCGTCTGGTCAGGCAGCTTTCGGTGGATGGAGGAGGGCGAGAACGTTCGCGTTGCGTCGCGGCTTGGGGCGCGCGACCGCGATGTATTCGAAATCCTCTGGGCCGCGACGGCGCTGGACGAGATGCAGCAGCCCCGCCTCGGCGAGACGCCACGCGCGGGATGCCACCTTCGCGAGGCGCATGCGCTCGTTCTCCGGCAGCAACTTCCGCTGCTTGCAGAGATCGAGAGCGAGCATGCCACGGTGATATATGATGGTGTCGCCGGACGTGGCGGCACCGAGCCAGGCGCAGAGTGCCGTGTCGGTGAGCGGCGGCTCCGCGGGACGGAGCGAGATGATGGTGCTGTCCATGATCAGTATTACCCAGCCTCCTGCGGATCCGTCTCACGCCCCTGCCGGGATGCCGGCGACGAGCAGGCAGAGCCGCAGCTCGTGCACCTGGCGGTAGACGGTGGCGCGGGAGGAGGGGCTGGCCTTCGCCACCTCGTGCGGGGAGCGCTCGGCCAGTTCGGCGCAGAGGGAGAGGAAGTCCGCCGGCAGCGTGCCCAGCGCGCGGTCGAGATCGAGGCGGCGCTCCACCGCCGCGAAGGCGTCGGTGACCTGGCCCAGCCGCGCGGCGTAGCCATCCGCCTCGGCGATCGTGTCGCCAATGGTCAGGCCCTCTGAGCCGGGCTGCGGATCGTCCAGCGAAACCGCCGACATCGTCGCGCGGCTCCGCCTGATGCGCTCGATGAGGCGGGTGGCGCGGTGTTCGAAGCATGAGGCGGCGAAGGCGCCGAGATCGCCACGGTTCGGATCGAAGCTCTTCAGGCGCGCGAAGATGTCCGTCAGCAGGTCCTGGCGGAGATCCTCATGCTCATGGCCGGGAATGCGGTACTGGCGGACGATGCGGCGTGCGATGCGGTCGGCGGCGCGCAGCAGAGCGTCGGTGTCGGCGCGGGTGGGGCTGAAGTGCATCGGCTGGTCCTGTCCATCGGGTGGCGATGGGGGGACGATGCCGATAGGCGGCGCGCGCTTGGTGGGAGCAGCGTGGGTCTAACGTGGGACGGCAGCGCAGGCCCGGAGTTCGGGGGCGGAGGTCGATTTCCTCGGGCGTCAGTGCTAGTCGATAACGGCTCGGTTGCCGCTTGCTCTCAATGAGATCGCGCGCGGCCGTGGCCTCGGCGCCATCCAGACCGGCAGCCAGCCCGTCCCTTAGAAGGCGAATGATGTCGCGCGTCTCCCGCGAAGCCGGCCGTATCTGCTTCCCATAGATGGCGCGATCGATCTCAGAGACCTCGACAAAGCCACCGTGCCGTTGGGCGGCATCTGCGAGTTTCAGCAGCAGTCGAAACGGCTGGTCGGCCAGCCGGAGCGGATAGCCGTCGAGTACCGCTGTGCAGCCCGTACGGACGACGATGAGGCGGACGCGTCCCTGCACACCCGGCGCGAGCACCGCAGGATCCAGCGCGAAGCCTGACCCCGCAAGCGCATCGGCTGCAGCCACGACGCGGAGCCCAGCCTCGGTGAGATGCTGGCGCAGCGATTCGGGAACAGCACGAGGCAGTAGGAGCGTTGTCTCGGAGGGCTCAGACCGGCCGCGGATCAACGTCATCAGCCGCGGATCGCTTGCCACCCTCGGGTCGAGCGCCAGCAACACAGCACGCCCGCTCGGCAGGCGGCCGAGCGCCCACAGGCCGTCGGAAAGCATCATGGGTTCCCCGGATAGCCCCGATGTGAGCGTGAACTGCTGACACAGGGTGGCTGCATCGATCTCGAAGCTTTGGACCTCGTGGGGAGCGAGGACCGTGTCACACTGGTGGTCCACGGGACATTCGGCGATTAGCCGTCCATCGATCTCAGCTATCTCGCGCTCACCACATTGCCCTTCGCAGGTCGAGCAGGGCGGCCATGTAGTGGCAGGTGCGCGCTCCCTCAGGAGCCCATCGGCAAGCAGCCGGTCGAACGCACGACCGAAATGCGGCTGCGCCTCGCGTCCCCACAGAACCGCACCGTGGCCGCCCTCACTCCGCAGCAGCAGCAGCTTCGCCAGGTTCTCGCTCACGGCAGAATCCATTCCGACGAAGTAGCTCCATGATTCGCGCCTCGAAGCGCTGACGCTTGAACACGGCCAGCGACGGCGGCTTGATCTTGACGGTTACGCGCGGCCCACGGCCGCGGCCGTCGCTGAAGTGGATCCGGAAGATCACGTGCCCGATGCGGTATCGGCCGGTGCTGAATGACACACGGTCCCCGAACTCCATGACTCGGGTCAAGGCGTTGCCTCGGAAATCGCGGATCACGCTCTGCGCTTCGACTGCGGCCTCGCCGCTGCGCGGGTCTGTGCCGATGCGGTCGATCTGAACTTCGACGATGTCCACGCGTTGGACACCAGGATCGAAGGCGTGGTTCACCTGGAAGCCAAACCCTATCCGCTCGATGCGCTCCAGTGTGTAGAGGTTCTGGCAGTCCTCTCCAGCGAAGAATCCGGGGCGCCTGAGCATGTGCACGGCGAAGAACTCCGCCAGTTCCGCGCGCAATGCCTTGCGCACCCCGCCGACGCCCATGCGGCCGGTGCCGGTGTTGTAGGCGAGCACCGCATACTCGACGCTGCGATAGCTGAGCACGTCCTCGCGGTCGCCGTCGATCACGGGCACGACCGCGACGGGGGCGCCATGGGTGACGACCAGCACCGTCTGGTCTCCATCCTCGTACCACCCGACGCGGCAGAAAGCGCCGCGGTAGTCGCGTTGGAAAAGCTCGGCCGCTGCGGCCTCAAAGGCTGCTCGGGAATCGTCGTCGAGCCTCGGCTCGACGCGCTCATCGAGCCCGACATACTCCGCTAGGGAGGATCGCGCCTGGCGGGCGAGCATGTCCGATGCCGCGTCAAAGACGCTTCGATAGTCCAAGAAGGCAAGGATGGCGAAGTGCTTCGGGTCGAGTGGGATCGGATTGCCGTGCGCATCGAGCGGCGCTGCAATCTTGATGTCAGAGGCGGCGGCACGCTCCTGCAGCACCTGCATGCCATTCTGCGTGCCGAGTTCTGCAATGTGGTGGAGGTCGGCCACGATGCCTCGGGGTAGCCCATCCTCCGGCCCCTCGAAGAAGGCCTTGAGACGGTCGCGAACCTCGCCGTCCTCGCCCTCGAACCCGGCCAGGTCGAACCCGCGCTGGGCCTCAGGCTGACGCTCGAAAAGGCGCCTGAACAGGCCGAGGTCTACCGTCTTCAGAAACTTCGGGTTTACGAACTTCTTGAGGTCTCTGGCCATGCACTCACCCAGCTGCGTGTTCATCTTTTGTTCTATCAACGCCGCCGCCCGTGAGTCGAATCCAATCTTTGGGTGGCGTGAGACGGATCCGCGCCAGCCTGGGTAGATTATGGGGGTGCCGGTCAAATGCCTCCCGCCCCCCGCCAACCTGCACCTCCCGCCCCATCTGCGCGAGATCTGCGAGATCCTCTCGCGCGGGGTGGTGCGGCTGCGCAGCCGCGCTGCCGAGCAGAACGTGCGACCGGCCCGGGACCACGGAGAGCGGTTGCTACACTTCCCGGCCACCCAGCGCCGTCATGCGAACCCCAACGGAGAGGGAGTCACATGACGAGGAAGCAGAAGACCGATGGCGCGCCGGGGTTTATCGCGCCGAGCATCCCCGCCGCCGACGTACTGGGCCGGCTCGCGGCGCTGAAGACCACGGCCACGCCTGAGCTGAAGCAGCAGTGGCGCGCGCTCTTCGGCACCGAGCCGCCACCCTACAACCGCCGCTTCCTGGAAAGCCGGCTGGCCTATCGCATCCAGGAACTCGCTTATGGCGGGCTGAAGCCCGAGACGATCGAGCGCCTCGAGGCTCTGGGGCGCCAGTTCGACGGCGGCAAGGTGACCGTGCGGCGGATGCGCGGCGACGATCGGCCGATCGCCGGCACGCGGCTGATCCGCGAGTACCAGGGCGTCGAGCACTTGGTGACGGTGACCCGCGCCGGCTTCGACTACCAGGGCCGCCCCTATCAATCGCTCTCGGCCATCGCGCGCGCCATCACCGGCACGCGCTGGAACGGCCGTGCCTTCTTCGGGCTGCGCCCGAGCCGAGGCGCGGCATGAAGCGCGCTACGCCCGCTGCCGGGATGATGCCGGCCAACGTGCGCAAGCTGCGCTGCGCCATCTACACACGGAAGTCGAGCGAGGAAGGCCTCGACATGGAGTTCAACTCGCTCGATGCCCAGCGCGAGGCTTGCGAGGCTTATGTCGCGTCGCAGCGCTCCGAGGGTTGGGCCCTGGTGCGCGACCGCTACGACGACGGCGGCATCTCGGGCGGCACCCTCGAACGTCCTGCCTTGAAGCGGCTCATCGCTGACATCCAGGAGGGGCTGGTCGATGTGGTGGTGGTCTACAAGATCGACCGTCTCAGCCGATCGCTGCTGGACTTCAGCAAGCTGGTCGAGGTGTTCGACGCGCACGGGGTGACGTTCGTGTCTGTGACCCAGAGCTTCAATACGACGACCAGCATGGGGCGGCTGACGCTGAACATCCTGCTGAGCTTCGCGCAGTTCGAGCGCGAGGTCATCGGCGAGCGGATCCGCGACAAATTTGCCGCCTCCCGCAAGCGCGGGATGTGGATGGGCGGCTACGTGCCGCTCGGCTACGACGTGCGCGAACGGAAGCTGGTCGTGAACGAGGCCGAGGCCGCGCTGGTGCAGCGGATCTTCCAGGGTTTCGTCGAGACGGAGTCCTGCACCAAGCTGGTGCAGCTGCTGCGCGCCGAGGGCGCCACCACGAAGCGGGGCCGACTACTCACGAAGAGCGACGTCTACCGCATCCTCAGCAACCGCGTGTACCTCGGCGAGGCGGTGCACAAGGGCACGTCCTATCCCGGCGAGCACGAAGCGATCATTACCCAAGCGCAGTGGGACGCGGCGCATGCCGTGCTGCAGGTCAACCCGCGGGTCCGCATCAACCGCACGCGCAACGCCACCGCGCCGCTGCTCCGCGGGCTGATCTTCGACAGCGAGGGGCGCGCCATGTCGCCGAGCCACAGCCGCGGCAGGGGCGGGCGGATGTACCGCTACTACGTCAGCCAGGCGGTGCTGCAGGGTGGGGCGACGGAGCGGCCGGCCATCGCGCGTCTGCCGGCCGGAGAGATCGAGGCAGCGGTCGTCGCCCAGGTGCGGGCGCTGCTGCGCCAGCCCGAGATGGTGGTCGGCACCTGGCGGGCGGCGCGCACCACGGCGACCGACGTGACGGAGCAAGAGGTGCTGCTGGCGCTGCAGCGGATCGAGCCCCTCTGGGACGAGCTGTTTCCCGCCGAGCGGGCGCGCATCGTGCGGTTGCTCGTGGACCGGGTCGATGTCCGGGCTGAGGGCGCCGCGGTGCGGCTGCGGCTGGACGGGCTCGGCAGCCTGGTGCGTGATCTCACCGCGAAGGCCGGCGACCCGGGAAGGGCGGCCGCATGAGCGACGCCGCGCAGACCCTCACGGTGGTCATCCCGCTCCGGGTGAAGCCGCGGGGCGGGCGGAAGGCGATGGTCACACCCGGCGTGCTGGCCCTGGAGCGCCGCCAGGACATCACGCTCATCAAGGCGGTGGCGCGGGCGTTTCGCTGGCGGCGCATGCTCGAGTCCGGGCGTTTCGCCACCATCAACGAACTCGCTGCGGTGGAGAAGATCAGCGCGTCCTACATCTCGCGCGTGCTGCGGCTGACGCTGCTTGCGCCGGACATCGTCGAGGCCATCCTCGACGGGCGGCAGCCGGAGGGCATGACGCTGCCGGGGCTGATGAAGGGGGTGGAGGTGGAGTGGGCTCGACAGGAAGGCGGCAGTGCTTGCCACGGCTCACCAGCGGCCGACGCATGAGGCCAGGGTGGCAGAGCTCCTGCGCGGCACTACCTCATCGCCATGAAACAAGCGCCGCCTCGCGCGCCGCAGTCAGACCTCGCGCGCTCCATCAAGGCTGCCATCGCCGGCCGCGTCATCGCGCTGTTCAACGATCGCTCGCGGGGTGAGGCACCGGTCACGCGCCGCGCCGACGGCCTGTTCGGCCCAACTGCTGTGGCGTGGCGCGTCCATGGCGATGTCACCTCGATGATGGTCGGCGGCATTTCCTCGCTGTTGCTGCAGATGCTGCATCCGGCCGTGCTGGCCGGCGTGTGGGACCATTCCAATTTCAGGACCGATATGCACGGCCGGCTCCGCCGCACGGCGCGATTCATCGCGCTGACCACCTACGGCGGGCGCGATGAGGCCGAGGCGGTGATCGCGCGCGTCCGCAGCATTCATGACCGGGTGCGTGGCACGCTGCCCGACGGAACGCCCTACGCTGCGAATGATCCCGCGCTGCTGGCCTGGGTTCATGTCACCGCGGCCACGAGCTTCCTGAACGCCTGGCGTCGATATGTCGAACTCGGCATGTCGGCGGCGGATCAGGATCGCTACTTCGCAGAGATGGCGCAGGTGGGACGCGCGCTCGGTGCGGCACCCGTGCCGTCCGATCGCGTGGCCGCGCACGGCTTGATCGCGACCTATCGGCCGCAGCTGCGCGTCGACGCCCGCACCCGAGAAGTCCGAAACCTCGTGCTGAAGGCGGCAACGACAGACCTGATCGCCGCGGGCGTTCAGGCGCTGGGCAACCAGGCCGCGATTGACCTCCTGCCCGCCTGGGCCCGGCGCATGCACGGGCTGCCGAACCCGCTGATCGTCCGCCCGCTGGTGCGGGCGGGCACGCTCGGCGTGGCGCAGACCCTCCGCTGGGCCTTCCGCTGATGCATAGCGTCTCGTCCGCAACGTTCCTATCGACTGGAACGAACAGCGGCGATAGGTGGGTTAGCCGTCATGCAGGGCTTTGCGGAGGGCGTCTGCAGGATCGAGGTAGAATACGATCTGCACCTTCGCAGCGGCTTCATCGGAGAGATCAACAAGCTGCCGGCGGCACGCCACCGGCATCAGCACGGATGACGCTCCTTTCTCAATGGCGAGTTCGACAACGTCAACGGGGTTATGGACCGTTTCGACAGAGCCCCCGAGATTGAGGCCGCCCACGATTGCGAGGCCCCCTTTCAGCGGGCGGGCGAGGAGCGCCGAGCAGAGCGCCAAAAGCGCGGCAACGCCCAGATTTGCGCCGCTCTTGCTGGTGTCAAACGACCGAAGTTGAACAGCGAACTCGTGCTCGCGGGGATTCCGCTCGCCGACTAGATCCCTCGCACGACTGTAGAGGTTCTGCTCTGCAATGCGAACGCTCTCTCGGAATGGCGCAGGCGGTGACTGGTTGAGAATCCGCACACCGCTGCCAGGTCCTTCCGTGACCTCGATGCGATAAAGGCCGGCCGCTTCATCCTGTCCTCCCGGGCTGAGCGCCCACACCTGGCCCGAAGGAAGGGGATCACCGCCGATGCTGTCTTCGCTCTGGAGTTCGGGCGTCGACACAAAATGCTCGACGCCGTCAGGGCCGATCGAATAGCTGAACTGCGTGTTGCGGAACTCGGCAGAACCGATCCGCTTCTGCTGCTCTTTCACGCGCCGACGAACCTCCAACGCAAGCCGTACGGCCCATTCGAGGTCCTCATCACTGACAGGCGCCTGCGGATCTGGATGGATGAGCTTGAGTAGACCACTGACGGTCTTGTTCACGGCGTTCTGGTCGCGCCCTGATAGCGCCCCGCCGAAATGCACGCGCCCGATCAGCACGTTGGCGCGTGTGCCCTCCCGGAGACGGGTGAAAGCCTCCGCCAACACGTCACTCACGAGACCGAAATGGTCAGTGAACAGGCTGCGGCTAACCTTCGGGATGTCCCACCCCGGGAGATAGGCGTGGATGCGGTCCATAAAGGCGGTATCGTTCCGCATTTCCGGGGGCAAAGGGCCGAACAGGTGGCCCACACGCTGCTGGTGCTGCACGTCGACATCGAAGTTGCCGACGAGAACGATGCTGCCCTCGGCACGGATGCTCTCTCGCCCGCGAGAGAACTCACCGCTCTCCATGTAGCCCTTCATGATGTTCACGCCGTCCTTCTGGTCGAAGGACACGCCGGACACCTCGTCGAAGCAGACGACATCGTACTGGCAGACCAGGCCGCGTTGCCCAGTCGCCATGTTCACGAACATCCGGGCGACAGTGGCCTTCCCGCCCGATACCAGGTGCGCATACGGCGAGATCTGCTGGAATAGGTGGCTCTTGCCCGTGCCACGCGGCCCCAGTTCCACCATGTTGTAGTTCCGTTCGACGAACGGAACCATCCGAAGGATGCAGATGTCCTTCGCGCGAGGGCTGAGCTTGCTCGGCTCCAAACCCACACTGCGCAGCAACAGGTCCTTCCATTGCTCCGTCGTCAGACGAGCTCGGCCCTCGACAATCCGGTCGAGGATTCCGCGCGTTGAGAGTTGGATCGGACGAACCGCGTTCACTTGGAAAGGACGTCCCCCGCGTTCCTGCGCGATCGTCGCGTCGTAACCGAGGTCCACTTCCGCATAGAAGCCGCCGGTAAGCATACGCTCATTCTCCCGAACCAGCTCATCGGAGATCCGCACGTCGGTAAGACGCAGGCTCGGCAGCGCGGCAAGATAACTGTCGGATTTGGCGTCGAGACGCGCGGTCACGATGTCAATCACGCGCACCGAGCCCGTCTCCCGGGCGCGGGACTTCAACAATTCGTCCTCGCCGGCGCGCACGGTGCGGGATGTCAGTTGCCCGCGCACCAGGTCCACGCCTTCGGCTATCTCCTGCTCGTCCGTGGTTGCGCAGTAGCGGCCGAGCATGAATTCGACGACATAGGTCGGCACAGGGAATTGCCCGCGGAACTGGCGAACCAGGTCCTTGCGAACGATGAGGCCCTTGAAGGCCTCCGCGGCCAGTCTGTCGAGCGCGTCCAACTCCATCACGAGCCCCCAATCACCACGGGCCGGCTCGCAACCACCGCGCCTTTGTCATCTCGCAACACAAGCAGCGCAGGTTTGCCCTCCAGCAAGTCATCAGGCACCAGCAGCGCAGTCTTGCCGTCGGCATCGAGCGGAAGGGCCTGCCTCACCACGGACCCGCCTTCACCGTCGACACCCAGGAGGATGTCGGCCACCAAGCCGTCCCCGCCATCCGCCTGGATTCGGAGCCGCAGCCCCGACCACTCCGCGGAAACGATGACCGCGCGCCGCGCGCCAGCCAAGGGGGCGACCAGGATTTCGGGAACCACGCATTCCTGAGGGCTGATCCCGCCGTGCGCATAGTCCAGCCCTACGCGGAAGGCGTGCGCGCCGGGCGCCGTCGCGACCGACACGGCAGGGTTCCAGCTCCAGGGCAGTCGGCTGGCCGTGGTCGCCGCACCATCCTTGATCACGGCACAGCGCGACCACTTCGTCTCCGTCAGCCCGGCCTCGAGCTTTGCGACGGGCAGGCCGCCGGGCAGCAGCAGCCAGCCATGATCGGTGGCGATGCGCACGCGGCGACCGGATCGCGCCAACCGGAGCACATGGCCTGCCAGCGACGCGAGTTCACTTTCGAGCCGATCCAGCATGCGTGCCTGCTGGTCATGCCCGTCGCGGTCGAAGTGCCCGTGCTCGATCCAACAGGGGTCACATCCAAACAGCACCTCTTCGGCACGCCAGCCAAGTGCGGCCATCTCGCGCAGCAGGACGGGCTGCTCGGCCGGCTTGCCGTCTGCAGCGGTCGGGTAGAAGTCGGTCGTCTGCGCGGGACCTTTGAAGCGGCTCGCGGCTGGGCTCGCCAGCGGCTTGCACGTCGCCGTCACGGTGGGGAAGCCGGCCCATCGCCACGAAACCTCCGCTGCGGCGCCCTGGTCGCGCAGCATCGCCGCCAAACGCTGGGCGAGGTCCATGCGTAACCCGTCCACGAACAGGACGATGTCCGCCTGCGCTGGCGGCGGCGATCGCGGCACACCGTCCTGCAGCAGCGTCTGCAGCGCCTCGGCATCGCGGTGCAGCCGGGGCGCATAGACGGCACGGAGCGCCGCGGTCACGGCAGCCCGGTTCTCCGCTGCGTGCAGCGCAACATCCTTGCCGGTGGGCGCAGTGGCGGCCAAGGCAGCGATCGCGGCCCAATCCGCCTGCCAACCCTCCGCCGCATAGGCCGCGGCAAGGCTCTCGGCATCCGCCACTGGCAGAGGCGGTGTCGTCGCGAGCGTAGCCAGGTGTCCGACAGCGAAAGCGAGCGGCGACTGCCCGCGCGCGGCCCATGGGCCGGAACGCCGCCCCTCGTGCTCTCTTGCGAGGGCGCAGATCTCGTCGCGCGCTTTGTCAGCGGGCTTGTCGGCGAGGGCCAGCAGCGCTGCCCGCAACCGATCCTCAGCCCGCGAATTCGCAACGGCATAGACAGTGGGGTCAGCGAAGAGTCCGTCGGGCGCTTCCTGCGCCCCCAGCAGCGCCGCGACATCCTCGTGAACGCCCGGGCTGCTTTGGGCGAAGCGGGTCCAGATCGCGTCCCAGCCCTTCTCGCGCTTCAGCAGCCGTTGCGCGGCCACACCCGGCTTCACCTTCGCGGGGTCCATCTTCTGCTCGGCCTTCGCCCGTGCGCAAAAGGCGGCGAAGCGGACCGGGTCGGTCGTCGCGTCGAAGCGTCCGCCGAGCCAAGCCAGCATGTCCTCCGCCAGGTCGGGCACCAGCAGGCTGTGCAGCCATGGCGCGTCCAACCGGCGGTCGCGCAATTCGGCGAGCGACATGGAGAAGAGCTTCGGCGCGGCATCGCGCAGGGCACGGCGCGTTGGCTCGTCCTGCGCCACGTCGAGTCCGAGACCACCATAGGCGGTCTTGGCGGAGAGGAAGCCGCGCAGGGTCCAGTCGCGCCCATTCGGATGCCCAAACAGGCTGCCACCCACCACCAGCCAGGCCAGCAGTTGCAGGTGCGTCGGGCATTCCTCGGCGG